AAGTAAACGGCATCGAATGGTTCGTGGCGAGAATTGGAACAAAAGCTATCGCAGGAATGATCGCAGCTACGGTAGACGCACCTCCGGTATTAGCACCGCAAAACGAGACTACAGAAACGGAGGACGCAGATGATACCTACGATTGATTCTGATTTTAGCTCTGATTGGAACGAAGGGAAAGAATTGTCCATGCAGGACATTGTCGAGCTTATCGAAGAATCGGATAGTCACCTTATCCTAACGACACACGATGACCTAATAAAAATTGGAGGATATAGCAGCAGCTTCGATGCACTATTAATGATTATGAATTTTTTGCTTAAAAACAAAAGTATAGCCAGAGCATTGTTTGGTTATTTCATCGAACACAAAGAGGAGCTAAAAAATGATAGCTGTGAATAGCGTGACCCTATTAGGTGAAATAAAAGGAGATGTCAGACATAATACCACGGCAAATTCTCAGGTAGCTAATGCGTCGTTGCTCACGGAAGAGCAAACGTATAACGGTAAAACGATTCGCACGTATCACAACATCACCGTTTGGGGCAAAAGTGCTGAACTGGTGCGAGACATGAACGAGGGCGAAAAATTATATGTACAGGGATCGATAGGCACGGAGTCTTGGGAACAGGATGGTGAAAAAAAGTACAAAACGGTGATCAAAGCCAATCGTGTAAGTCTTGTAACCGAAGATGGCATTGCTAATGACCCCTTCTAAAACTTTATCAGCGAAAGGTAGACGCACAAAAGGCAACCGCGTTGAACGTGAGATCGTAAAATTGCACCAAGACATGGGAGTAAATGCAGAGCGCGTCCCGTTATCAGGTGCAGCTGGTGGAAGTTACACCGGTGATGTCATCGTGGATAACCAATATCGCGTTGAAGTGAAAGCAAGAAAAGAAGGAAAAGGTTTCACGCTACTCACCCGTTGGTTGGGCGATAACGACATGCTGATTGTAAAAGAAGATCGACAAGAACCAATGGTTGTGCTCCCCTGGTCCACCTATCGCAAATTCATAGGGACAATGTGATAGAAAAGAATATCATAGAGGATTACGAGCTGGAGCAGTGCGTGCTATCTGCTGCTTTGAATAAACCAGACGTAATACCCGAGCTAATCGATTGGGGTGTGTCCGAAAATACTTTTTGTTCGAGGCGCAACAAAATGATTTGGATATCGATAGTAGATATACAGACCACTGATACGTCTGGTATTGAATCGATAGATCCGTTGATGCTGCAGCGAGTGGTTAATACGCGATTACCGGAGTTTGACATAATGGACTCGACCACTCTGTTCACGTTGGTTGGGACTACTGCTAATGTCAAACATCACGCCCAACAAATTCTCGACTTGGAAACCAGACGTAAGTTGCAATCATTGGGCAGACAGTTGGCAGAGCGTGCAGAAGATTTGCAAGCAGACGCGGAAAGCGCGATAGCCGATGTGGAGGCTGGACTACTGGACCACTACAAATCTGATACGGGTTTACTTTCTCTGGACACGGCTGTTGACGATGCCGAAAAGTGGGCAAAGAAAAATAAAAACTCGGAGATGATTGGTTTGGGTAGTGGGTTTCGGCAGTTCGATCAACTCACCTACGGTATGCAGCCAGGGCAGTTGTTCATACTGGCAGCCAGACCAAGCAAAGGGAAAAGCGCACTCGCCTGGCAGATAGCTCACCACGTAGCAGAGCGTGAAGTCGTAGCATATTTCTCACTTGAAATGGATGCAAGAAGTTTAGTCCTACGTTGTTTATGTCAAGAAACAGGCATAAGCATATCGGACTTACAGAGAAACAACATTAGTAGAGAACAATCTGAAACCTACAGCCTAACAGTGCAGGATCTTAAAAAAAGAAAAATTCACGTAGACCAACGTGGCAGTGTCAACCTCAATGCGTTACGTGCCAGATGCAAACGGCTCCAACGGCAACATGGATTAGGGTTGGTTGTTGTCGATTATTTGCAGCTTATGCAAGCAAGAAACAATACCAATAGCAGAGAGCAGGAAGTGAGTCAAATATCGCGTGGCTTAAAAGCGTTAGCGATGGACCTACAAATACCCGTGTTGGCGTGCGCCCAACTTAATCGATCTATCGAAGGACGAGTGGGAGAAACGTCACGCCCTACCCTATCTGATCTACGCGACTCAGGCCAGATCGAACAAGATGCAGATGTAGTAGGTATGCTGTGGTGGGGCTGGGAGCATGTGCCAGAGATAGACAATGGTCATGCAGAATTATTAATAAGAAAAAATCGAAACGGTGCATTAGGAACCACTTATTTATCATGGCATCCAGAATGGGTACGATTTTATGAGCGTCAACGACCCGTGGGCTAACATGGCCCTCGCGCCATTAACCCACGAAGAACAAAAAGAGTGCGTACTTCTATGGCAGAAAAATCAGGACTACGCAGCGCGTGACAAACTGGTTCGATCTATGGTGCGGTTGTGTATGCAGCTTGTCAAAAGTCATCCAAAACTCAACTTCGATGATGCGATGCAGAATACATTATTACGCCTGACCGAATCGATAGACAAGTTTGATTTATCGTCACCCTATACTGTAGGTGCGTATGTGCGCCATTGGATCATTAGAGGTATACACGATACCTATGTTCAGTGCGCCAGTGGTGGAACAGCGTCCAACCACGACATAACAAAACACAACAAACGCAGAAAACGTGAAAATGAATTAGTTGCAGGTGGTATGTCTCAGATGCGAGCTGCACAAATCGCGTACGAGGAACTACCCAAAACACAAAAACACACCGCGCAACATCCGGTGAGTTTGGATAAGGCTGTTTTGAGTACTCAACCAGAGGAATATGAAGAAAAAGAAATTTATATACATCACGTAAAAAAATCCAACGACAGACGTATCATCCAGTTTAATAAAGGTCTGATCGGAAATCGTCGTTGGACGTTTGCGGAAATCGGTCGCGTGATGGGTAAAAGTAGACAAGCCGTAAACCAGGAATATCAGCGAGGAATTAAAAATATACGTGGCGCGTTGCTGAAGGCTCGTACTAACAGGGAGAGGTATGAGTAGCACGTTCCGCAGGGGTAGCTCCATTGGGGATGGGGCTGCCCCACCAAATAACGGAGGAAAAAATGCACCATAAAATAAATATGTCGAGCGCAGAAATAAACTCAGCAGTAATGCACGGCCTGGACAACATGGACCGTGGTATTGGATCAAGAGATTCCGCGTTCCGTGGCGAGGATCGAAAAAAATATATGCTGATGGATCAGTGTGTAGGTCAAGTAGCTACCGCTGCCTACTGCAAATATCTCTACGGCAGCATCGATCAATATATGGTGACGCGGTTTCATAGAAATCAGAATCCTGATGCCCCTGATGGTGGATATGATCTTGGATGTCTAAATGTGGATGTCAAGGGTTCTTACATGCGTACTACAGGTGTAGTGTCCTGCTACAATTTGTATACACCCCATACGCCAAAACCGGGGTGGATCTATGTATTGGTCCTAATTGATGGTGACAAAAATCCACTGATGTGGACCAGCAAACCCCCTACGATTTATCTCCCTGGTTACGCTCAGAGCAGTGACTTTCCAAACGAAAAAGAAAAGAAAGGTCTTTTCCAAGATAATTACATTGTCCCCGTACCCTCCCTCAAGCCACTACCACCTTTGGAATATAAATATTATGCGAGATGCGATTGATCGATACGCTCAAGATGATGAGAGAGACATAATGCTATTTGAACCGAAAGAATTGGATGAGGCACTTATTGGGATTGCTGTGCGAATTGGATTAAGTGTCGCAGCCTACGACTACAACAAACTGGTGGAAGTTTTTCACACAAAATTAGGCATGACAATCGAAGAGGCAGAGGAGTGGGTCCAGGTAAACACGATGGGTGCATACGTTGGTGATGGCACACCGGTGGTCGTATGGGTTCCGGAGTAATTCCTGACCTAAACATCAGGCAGGTGTGGAGACGTATCGGACGCGATGGTGATTTCTATCTCGTTATACGTGACCCAGACACACAACGTAAATGGAGCTGCAGTTGTAAGGGCTGGAAATTCAGACATAGGAAAAGTAGAGAGTTCGAATGCAAACACATAAGAGATATTAAAAGAAAACTGGTTGACATACTATAGGAGAATCCCCATGATAGAACACTTACCAGACGATAGAATAGTGCCGTTCGAAACAGCTTTAGAGTATTTACAAATACCAAAGAGAATGCTTGTAGAATTAGCTGCTGACAGACATCCATCTGGACGTAAAATTAACGCTATAAGAGTGAGCAATAAGATAGTAAATTTTTACGTAAAAGATTTAAGACAGTTTGCAAATAGCATGTATACAGGGCCATCGAATACAACAGCAAAGTAAAAAAACAGGGATTATTCTAACCCTATCTCTAACCCTACTGCCCGTAAGTGTTTGTTTTTTAATACATATTAAGAGACTGTAAATCTGTTGTCTTAGACTTCGTAGGTTCGAATCCTGCTCCCCCCACCATCTTTAGGGAAGTCCTTTCACACAAGGGCTTCCCTACTTTTTTTGCGTAAATCCCTACATATACAGTATATCCCTCTTCACATTATCTCTTCTTGTGCTTTTGTAGGTTTACACATATTTTACACCTCATAAACCCTGTTTTTACATATATTCTAACCCTATTTCTAACCCTATTTCTAACCCTGATAGATGAGAGGTTATATGAGCAGTTTTTTTAAAGAACCAAAATCAAAAGCATATCCTAATGGACGTTGGGTTTTACAATGGAATATTTACATAAACGGTAAGGCAAAAAAACCTATATCGCGTTTGAAACGAGTTAAAAAATTAGATATACCTAAACTGGTTAGAATAGCTGTTGAAGAGGTAGAGCAAGCTACACAATCAGGAGTAGTCACCCTTGACCAAATAAATCGATGGATTGTTGGCTATCCAGAGCTTGGAATAGACAGACCTCTTATATCTGCTGAAGATGCCAAACTGGTATGGCCTGGTTATCGAGACCATGTTAAAAGAACAGGCATAGCAGTTGATACAGATATGACTAAAATAATTGATAAATACATTGAGAACGCCAAGAATAAAACACGCAAAGATTGGTCGTTGGAACCGGACTCGTTGGCAAAAACAAAAAAAGAGCTTGTAAGAGTTTTAAATGATGTTTGTGTAAAGCATCCAAATCCAGCTTTAATGACCGAAAACGATTATTATGAATGGTGGAACAGTCAGCGTGATATGCACTCACCGAGCACTACTAATAAAAAAAATTATGCTTTGAAGAATTTTTTTTCTGCTTGTGTTGATTTAAACCTAATTGACCGTTCCCCATATAATAAAAATCGATGCCCAACTATTAAACAAACAACGACAAAACCACGTAGAGTTTTAACTGAAGATGAGGCAAAACAGACCATTGAAATCCTTAATACGAAATATGACTACTATACCGATCCGTGTGGACGCAAACATCCAATGCATGGCTGTATTGTAATCGCCATTTATTTTGGATTGTATTGTGGGCTGAGAACCAATGAAATGCGATGGCTGGAATGGGACGCATTAGTAATAAATAAAAACACATCATCATTTTTATATGTGCAGGAATCAAAGTGTGCAGCTAATGGTGAAATACATACACCAAAAGATCACGAATTTCGAACGCTTGGTATTTCTGACAAGTTAAAAAATATGATTGAAACTGAAAGAAAACGGCAAAATAAGTTAGGAATGTTAGGTCAATATATTATTCCATCAGGACGTTATGTGAGGCAAGGAAGTAAATGGGACAAAGATCAGCGGAGCATAGGTACAAAAAACGTAGTTATATCGAATAATCAATTTGCTGATAGTATTAAAGAATTTAATCAGAATGAAAAAGCAATATACGGCAGATCAAAATCAAGTAAGCCCACCTATACAAGTTATAGACATACCTATGCTACACAACTGCTAAGAAATAATGTGGATATTGCAACCGTTAAGAATCGTATGGGTCACGAAAAGATAGACACAACCAATAAATACCTAACCCAAGTAAAAGCTGAAGATATTACAGTAGAAGAAAACTTACCGTACTAGTAGAGGATGGGACACGCCTTATGTCCCACCCTCCACGTAACATCAACAACCCCCCAGGGATCGATGCTACGCTTTTTTTGCGTCAACGTATGCTTGGCCCAAGATGTAAGCAGCAGCGACGAGTGCTACGGGATAACTGATCTCAGCAGCTCCCGTTGTAGCTGCAGCACCTACGATAGCTGTAACGCCTAACTTCCTACTGCCTAATTTTTCTGTAATCGTGTTAAGAAATTTCATTGGAATCCCCTTCTTCGGTTTGTGGTTCAATTTCCTCTTTGATGTTTTTAAGAATGGTGATAGCTCCCTGCTGACGCTGTAGTAAATTCTGCAACTCGTTCACTTTGCTTTGAGCCGTTTGCAGCTCGGCAATAGCATCGGTCTGGTTTTCTTCCATTATTGCTATTTTCTCATCTAAAATTTTTTCGTCCATGATTACCCCTTTGGTAATGTGGGAGGTTTTTGGGGATCTTCTTTTTTTTTATGTCCGTTTGGTCCCTCATCCGCTTTAAAGAAATCTTGTGGGTCTAATTTTGGTAGAGGTCGTTCAATCCGCATCGATGCCAGTGCTCCGTTTTCTACAGCCAGCTTAGTGCCTCCGGTGATCTTTCCATCCCGAAAGCTATAGAGATAAAAAACTGTTTTGGAAAACCCCACTCGCACAATGCGCCCTGGTCTACCATCGACCACTACGATGTCATCCTCGTTGTAGTCGTTGCCAACAAAGACCTGTAGACCCTCTACTGCATTCTCTATTGCACCCTTGAACAACAACAACACAAATGCCACAATAGCTATCCATGCCCACTCTGCTATAAGTGTCGTTAAACCACTTTCCGCGCCAAACTGGTGGACCGCGTTAGCAGCTTCGGCTTCCATTTTATTTGTTACCGCTTGTGGCCTTATAAACCTCGGCAAACATGACTGTAATTAGCCACACGATAACCCCATAAACAGCTTCATGTTCCCAAAACGTCTGCCACTTTTTGTCAGCCCCATTACGAGCAAAAGGGAAACCAATAGTGTGCCAAAGTTGATACAATATTGTGACACATATAGCAGCACCTCCAGACCATGCAGCTGCTTTCTTTGATTCATCAGCTGCTTTTTGCCTACGGCTCAATGTCACAATGGACCGCTTGGCAGATTTGAGTTCGCCCTGCAAACCATCGCGGTCGTGCTTATATTCTTTGGCTACGATGTTTTCTGATGAAACCATTTTACGCAGATGGTTAATTTCTTTAACCGCTTCAACATACAGCCTTCGTTGACGCTCCGCAGAGGGTATCTGCTCTGGAGGTGGATACTGGTTAGGACTCATCAGCTACCTAATGTTGGCCTTGTGTTTGGAAAATCAGAGGTGCTGGGCCAATCGCGTAACTGCTGCCTATAGGTCAGAAACTTGTCTCGTTGCGGATGGTCTGTAAGAGGCAAAATAAAATCTGTTGCTGCCAGTTCTTCGTTTCGCCACTCACGATGCCAGCTTTGGATTTCTTGCGATGTAAGTTCGCGTGGCTTAACTAACTCGTAGCTCCCTCCATCAGCTGTAACGTCTTTGCAAAATTGTTCGTCAGCTAAGACTGTATTTGTGCTACCATCAGCGTATGTAATTTTGTATGATGCCATTTTGTTACCCCATAGAAATTGGAAAAATTAAAACTGCGCCTTTACCACCACGCCCCGAATACGCATAATGACCACTGCCCAGATTAATACACGCACCTCCTCCACCACCCAGCGTAGCATCACCTGAGTGTGTATATGTTCGAGCAGGTTCATTAGTGTTAATTCCGTTGCCTCCTAAAAATGGACTCGCTGGTTGCATAGTTTTGTATTCGGTATCTCTCCGATAACCATCGCCCCAATACGTGAATAACTGTGCGCCCGAGGGATAATATGTAGGCTCACTCGCCCACTTCGAAGAAGTTGCGTATCCAGTATTTTTATTATTGGTCATGGAAAACAGATCCGAAAATGGACTCATCGCAATCGGTATGCCCCCTACACTGGTGAGATACGTATATTGCAGGTCTGTCTCACCGTAGGTTCCTCCACCCTGGCTCCCAAATGGGCTACCTCCATCCGCTACAGAATTCTCCCCATAGTCAGTATTCCCATCATTATCATCATTAGTACCCTCTACAATTCCTGGGTTGCCTGTATCCCACAATCCTACTGCACCTCCACCTGTTGCTTTGTCTGTAGCTGATGCATTCATAGCAGCACCACCTGCATAATTTGCAATATTTCCTGTACTGCCAGCAGCACCACCAGCACCTCCACTCGCACTCGCACCAGAGGCCGTTGCACCTGCTGCTCCACCGTTTGCGGTTATGCTCAGAGACTCTGCCGTGCAAGCAAAACTACTATTGCCTCCAGCAGCTCCAGCAACGCCATTTCCTGTCGCTGTTTTTATAGCTCCTCCATTT